ACTCGCGATCGAATCGGCGCCTGACTGGTGATCGACGTCGAGTTTTCCGACGCGGAACGCGAGGGAAGCCCCGCGTCCACCGTCCCCATCTCCCCAGGTCAAGCCAGAAAAAAGAAAGTGAGCGGGCGCCGTGCATGACACACAAACCGCGCTGCCAGGGCTCGAGAATCCGGGCCAGAACGCCGGCATTCCCGGCGGATACGGCGCCGGCCCCGCCGAAACGGAGATTCGCGCGCAGATCGCAGAGATTGAGCGCGACGCACCCCTCACCGGCTACGCCCGAACGCTCAAGCTCGTGGCCATCACCGCCGCCGCGAACGTGGACGCCGCGAACCGGAAGGGCCGCGCCGCCGCCCACGAACTGACCGCCATGCGCGAGGCAATGCGCGACCTCCAGGTGACCGACGACGACGGCGCCGCCCCCGACGACTCGAACCTGACGCCCGAAACGAGACGACTCCTTGACGCCTTTGCTGCTCCCGCCCGACTTGACCCGGCCCCGGAAGGTCACGCCGCGGAACTATAGCCGGCCCACCCATGGCACCAAGACGGCCGCGGTCGCCGCGGAGATGGGCCAGCCGCTGCTCCCGTGGCAGCGGTACGTGGCCGACGTCGCGGGCGAGGTCGATTCGTTCGGCCTGTTCGTCTACACGATCGTTGTGGTGACCGTCCCGCGCCAGGCCGGAAAGACGACCCTGGACCTCGCCGGCTCCGTCACCAACTCACTCATGGGACCGCGTCGCCGCTGCTGGTACACCGCGCAGAGCGGCCAGCACGCCACTGACAAGTTCCTGGAGATGGCCGAACTGTGGGAGGGCTCCGCGATCCGCCAGCTGGGGCCGCACGTGCGCCGCTCGAACGGGTCCGCTGCACTCGGATTCATCAACGGGTCCAAGTTCCGGCCGTTCCCGCCCGTGGAGGGCGCCCTGGACGGCAAGCAGTCGGATAAGACGAGCCTGGACGAGTTCTGGTACTGGACCTCGCAGCAGTACGCCGTTCTGCGTCAGTCGTTCAGCCCGACGCAGACCACGCGCGAGAAACTGACGGGCCAGCGGCCGCAGACGTGGATCTGGTCGACGGAGGGCACGGTCGAATCGACCGCGCTAAACGCGCTGCTGGAGGAATGCCGCAGCGACGAGACACCGCCCAACGTCGCATTCTTCGACTGGGGCCTGGCCGACGACGAGGACCCCGACGACCTGGACACCGTCTACGCCCGCCACCCCGGCAGCGGGTTCCTGTTCACGCGCGAGGCGCTCGACGGATTCCGCGCTCAGTTCCAGGACTCACCCGGCGAGTTCGCCCGCGCCTACGGCAACCGCCGCACGGGCGCGACGGAGCGCGTCATCCCCGCCGAACCGTGGCGCGCGGCCCGCTGGGACGACCCCACGCCGCCGGCCCCCGGGCGCGTGTGCTTCGCGGCCGCCGTCGGCGTCGACGGCGTCGATACGACGATCACCGCGACGCAGCTGCACGGCCCTGGCACCCTCTCCGCGGTCGTGAAAGACGGATGGATGGAGGGCAGCTACGGCGCCATGCGGAAGCTGCTGGAGATGCACGAGAAGTACCCCACGGCCGGCTTCATCATCGACCCCAACGGCCCGTCCGCGGCCCTCCACGACGAGGCGGAGCGCGCCGGCCTCCCGCTCGTGCCGCTCACGACCGGCGACGTGATCGGCGCCACTCAGGCCACCTATGCCGGCATTGTGAATCCCGCCGGCCCCACCTGGCGGTACAAGCCCCACGACAAGCTCGACGCGGCCGCGGAACTGGCCACTAAGCGGTTCGCGGGTGATGGCACGTGGTTGTTCGGCCGGCGCGCGTCCGTGGGCTCTATCAGCGCCCTGGAGTCGGCCAACCTGGGGTCCTACGGCATCCACCACCTGCCGGCCGTCATGGCGTTCCAGCTGGGCTGAGCCGGTCACGAATGGTCACGGCCGGTCGCGGCCGGTCGCCGGCGGTCGCGAACGTTGGGGATACCGGCCGGCCGGCCTCAGTGTCGTGGCCATGTCGTTTTGGAGTTCTCTCAGCGCAGGTGTCGCGCAGGCCGTCAGATGGCTGAACGAAACCCCCACCGCAGAGAACGGAAAGGGCGCCCCCCGCCCACCGAAGCGGCACCGCCAGGCGGCGGTCACCGTGGAACGAGCCCTCTCCCTCTCGACCTTCTACCGGGGCGTGCAGATTCACGCGACCGCCGCCTGTCAGCTCACGATCGCGGAGGAACGCGATAACGAGGTCCTGGCGAACACGTCGCTGCTGATCCAGCAGCCCGACGTGGACGAAAGCCTGTCGGCGTTCGTGGAGTACACCGTCGTGTCGCTCTACACGGACGGCAACGCGTTCTGGCGAATCTTCCGCAACCCGGCCGGCGAGGTCGTGAACCTCAAGCCCCTGGACCCCAACGAGGTGTCCGTGGACGTCGACTACGACCGTTCGGGCGCCAAGCGCGTGACGTACAACTACCGCGGAAAGACGCTCAAGCACGACGAGGTTAAGCACCTTCGACTGCTCCGCGTCCCCGGCATGGAGCGCGGCCTGGGACCGATCCAGGCCGCCCAGCTGGAGGTCCGCGGCGCGCTCGACGCCCGCGACTACGGCGCCATGTGGCTGTCGGATGCGAACATGCCCGACGGCGTCCTGACCACGGACCAGGAACTCGCCCCCGGCGACGCCGACAAGTACCGGCACGTCTGGTACGGCCGCAACCCCGACGGCACGGACAAGGACGACAAGCCGGCCGAACTGCTGGGCGAACGGCTCCGCGTGCTCGGGAAGGGCCTGAGCTACGCACCGATTCTGCTCAAGCCGTCCGACGTCCAGTTCCTGGAGACCCAGCAGTACACCACCATTCAGATGGCCCGCCTGATCGGCGCCCCCGCGTCAATCATGCTCGTGGCCGTCGAGGGCAACTCGGAGACCTACAGCAACGTCGAACAGGAATGGATCGGCTACGTCCGGTTCAGCCTCATGAAGCCGTTGCGCGAGATGGAAGAGGCGCTGTCGTCGCTGCTCCCCGGCAAGCGGAAAGCCCGGTTCAAGGTCGACGCGCTGCTCCGCTCCGACACCAAGACGCGGTACGAGGCGCACGCCATCTCACTGGACCCCAACAAGGGCTGGGCGCTCATCGACGAGGTCCGCGCGAAAGAGGGCCTGCCGGCGCTCACCGACGCCCAGCGCGTCGAGATGGCCGAACGCCGCAAGACCACCCCCGCCAAGGAGAACGCGAATGCCTGAGCCCACCCCCGCCCGCGACAAGTTCGCCGCCCTCGCCGCCCGGACCACGTCCAAGTGGAACGTGGCCACCGACGCCAGCGACGACCGCCGCGCGAGCCTCCACCTGTATGGCGTGATCGGCGCTTACTGGGACGGGATCGACGCGTCCGAGGTCGTGCCGGCCATCCGCGCGCTCGACGTCGACACCATCGACCTGTTCGTCAACTCCCCAGGCGGAAACGTCTATGACGGCATCGCGATCCGCAACGCCCTGCGCCAGCACTCCGCCCACGTCGTCGTCACGATCGACGGCCTGGCCGCGTCCGCCGCGTCGTTCATCGCGTGTGCCGGCGACGAGGTCGTGATGGGCGAAAACGCGGAGTTCATGATCCACGACGCGTGGGGCCTGTCGATCGGCAACGCCGCCGACATGCGAACCGCGGCCGACGACCTGGACCGCATCAGCGACAACATCGCCGCCATGTACGCCGCGAAGGCCGGCGGCGAGGCCAGCGCCTGGCGCGACCTCATGAAAGCCGAGACCTGGTACACCGCCGACGAGGCCGTGGCCGCCGGCCTGGCCGACCGACTCGACAGCGACGCGCCGGCCGCCGACGGGACCCCCTCGAACCTGTTCGACCTCTCCATGTACGCCCACGCGGGCCGCGCCGCGGCATCCGCCCCCGTCCCCGTAGCCGCCCTGGCCACGAACCGAAAGGAAACCCCCATGCCCGAACTCACCCGTGAGGACCTGGACGCGGCACTCGCCCAGCACCAGGCCGAGTCCACCCGGATCATCGAGGCGCGCATCGCCGGCATCAACGCTGGCCCCGAAGCGGCCGCGGACCCCACCTGGCCGTCGTTCGGCGCGTTCCTCAAGGACCTGGTGGGCGGCTCCGACCAGGCCATGGCGTTCTACGAGCGCATGGCCGCGTACGACGGCAGCACGACCGCCGACGACAAGCAGCCCAACACGTGGGTTCGCTCGGCCATCCACCTGATCCGGCGTACCCGCAAGATCATGGGCAAGTTCGACATCCTGCCCCTGCCGGCTGAGGGTATGACGCTCGAGTACCTCCAGCTGGAGTCCAACAGCATCGCCGTGGCCAAGCAGGCCGGCCAGGGCGCCGATCTGGTCAAGGGCAAGATCAAGCTGGGCAGCAAGACGACGCCCGTCGAGACCTACGGCGGCTGGACCGAACTCACCCGCCAGCAGATCGACCGTGGCAGCGCCGCGTACATCAGCACCGCCAACACGGCCATGACGCTGGAGTACGCCCGCGCGACGGAACAGGTCGTCCGCGATCTGCTCAAGCAGATCATCACGACCAAGATCGCCAGCGCGGCGACCTCGCCCCTCGTGATCGCGTTCAACGCCAACGCGTACGCGTGGCTGGACCTGATCGTGGACGCGGCCATGTTGTTCGATGACAACTCGTTCACCCTGGCCGGCGGGCTCGTGTCCAAGGACGTCTTCAAGCGCCTGATCCGGCTGGAGGACACCAACGGAAACAGTCTCATGAAGGTGTGGGGCCAGGGCGTCAACCAGGTGGGCGAACTCGACCTGACCGGCGTGCGCGGCGACCTCGCCAGCGTCCGGTTCGAGATTCTGCCGGGCGCGGCCGCGAACACGATCGAGTTCCACGACACGCTCGGTATCACCACCTGGGAGTCCCCGGGCGCCCCGTTCCGGCTCCAGGACGCGGAGGTCGTCAACCTCACGGAGAAGGTCTCGCAGTACGGCTACCTGGCGGCCGCGTCGCAGTTCCCCGACGCGATCCAGGCCGTCCGCGTGACCGGCGCTCCCGCCGCCTGACCATGGCCGACGACACGACGCGCGCCGCCACGGACTTGACCTGGTACGTCCAGGCCAAGAACGAGGACGAGGACTACGCCCGCGAATCCGAGGGGGTGGCGCAGCAGCTGGTGGAGGACTTCATCGGCGGCGCCGGCAACCCGTTCGGCGTCCCGGCCGACGTGGTGGCGCGCGCCGTGTTGGAGGTCGGCGCCGACCTGTACTACCGCAAGGCCAGCCGTAACGGCGTGGTGCAACTCGCGGGAGTTGACCCTCAGATTTTCCGACTCAACCGCGACCCCATGGCAGCCGCTTACCCGCTGCTGCGTCGCTATCTCGTGATGGGACTCTAGACATGACCGCCCCCCGCATCGAAAGCGCCCACGGGCTCGTGGCCGAGATTCGCGAGGCCCTGGACGCGTCCGACCTCCAGGCCGTCGGCGCCACGCTCGACGCGACGGAGGTCGAGTCTGGCGCCCGCCACGGCGTCGTCGTCGTGGCCGCCCCAAAGCTCACCTTCGCCGGCCCGTTCGAGATGGTGTCCGCCGCGTTCGAGTTGCACGTTGTCGCCGGCCCCGCGGACGACTGGCTGGGCGCCTGGGAGCGCATCGACACCATCGTCCAGGCGCTGGTCGACGGCCACGTCAACCTCGCGGACGGAGAGCCCTCCGCGTTCCAGCCCATGCACGGGGACGCCCTGCCGGCGTACACCCTCACTCTCAACGATCTGGACTGACCCGTGACGCTCATCAACCTCCGCGGCCTGATCGACGCCCTGCCGGCCCCCGCGCCGATCGACTCCGCCACCGTCCGCATCCAGCGTTGGGCCGGTCACGCGCCGGCCGTGTTGATCGACGGCCCCGGCATCACCTTCCCCGCGAACGTGGCCGTGACCATCTCGGACGGCACACCGGACGAAACGATCGACGTGCCGGCGACGGATGGTCGCTACTGCATCCGCTGGCAGATCACCGCCCCCATTCGAGGCGCCCGCCCCGTCTACCGGTACACGTCGATTCCCGTCGCCGGCCCGGTGGACTTCGCGGACCTGATCGACGTGGACCCGAACACATTCGAGCCCAGCGGCACCGCCACGGCCGCATGGATCGCCGCACTACGGGAGGTCGCCCAGCTGGCCGCGGAGGTCGCGGAGGACGCCGCGGACGCGGGCACGTCCGCGTTCCATGCGGGAGCGGCCGCGGCGTCTGCGCTGGGCCACGCGAACGCTGCCGACAACGCCCGCGCCGACGCCGTGACGGCGCGCAACGGCGCCGTGACGGCGCGCACTGGCGCCGAGACCGCGGCGACCGCGGCGGACGGTTCCCGCGCGGCCGCAGTGACGGCCCGAACCGGCGCCGAGACCGCGGCGACCGCGGCGGACGGTTCCCGCGCGGCCGCAGTGACGGCCCGAACCGGCGCCGAGACCGCGGCGACCGCGGCGGACGGTTCCCGTGCGGCCGCAGTGACGGCCCGAACCGGCGCCGAGACCGCCCGGACAGGCGCAGAAACCGCAGCAACCGCGGCCGAGACGGCGCGCAACCTCGCTCTCGCTGGACAGTTCAACGGATCGTCACTCAACGCGCAGTCGGACTTGAACGCTCTCACCACGCCGGGCGTGTACCGCCAGGGCAGCGGCGGCCAAATGGCGCTGGGGTTCCCGCTGGACGCCTTCTACGGGGTGATCGTCGTGTACTCCCGTGGCACAGGTGGCGCAACGCAGATCGCGTACAAGCACAACGCATTGGGCGGGGACGCGCGCCGGTACTTTATGCGCGTTCAGACCGGCGCCGGATGGAGCCCCTGGGGCGTGTACTCCACCCTCCGAGTCGACCAGACCGCGGGCCGCGCGTTCTACGCGTTCGACGAAATCAACAACCGGGACCAACTGATCTATGGCGACACCGGCGAACGCGCCATGGAGACCTACCTGATTAACGGGTGGACCGCCAACAACGTACGTCTCCGTAGGGTCGGGCCGCTGGTTGCTCTCGATTTCGACAACTTGCAGGGACCGGCCCAGACGTCACAGATCTGCATGGCTGTGCCTGCCGGTTTCCGTTCCACGACCTTTCCTCCTGATCGATTCGCCCTCCATACGGTCAGCAGCGCCCCTGTCGTGATGTTCCGCGGATACGTCGATGCGGTCGGTCAGGTCTACATGGTCGCGCCGAGCGGTTCGGGTGGCCTCTATGGCTCCATTACTTGGTTCTCGAACGAGCCATGGCCTACGGCATTGCCTGGCGCAGCAGCAGGGAGCATCCCGTCATGAACGACCCTCACGACCTCAACGCCGACGGCCACGCGCCCGTCGATGTCGATCCGTTCATCCCCACAGGTATCTGCGCGATCTGCGCCGCTGCCGCCGACCACGAAGGAGAAACCCAGTCATGACCCGCACTCTCGGCCCCGGCTCGCTCAAGATCGGCGCCACAGCCTCCGCCCGCGAATGGGCCGGCGATTTGACCAAGACGGCGCTCACCCCGAACACGTCCAGCGAGGACGACATGCCCATGCTCGACGGGTCCAACCTGTCGGGCGAGGACAACACCGCGTGGACGCTCGACGGCACCCTGGTGGACAACTTCGACTTCGACAGCCTCCAGAACTTCTGCATCGCGAACGCCGGCAAGGAACTGCCGTTCGTGTGGACGCCCAACAACGCCGGGGGGTCGGACTACTCGGGGACTGTGAAGATTCGTCCCATCGGGATCGGCGGCGACGTCAAGACGAAGACCACCAACGAC